ACTATCTTTTATCCGTATCGGTACGACCGGCATCAGCTCGCGTCGACCTCTTCTTCAGATTCTTCTACTGGCTTAACAGCTTCGGTCACGGCATTGGAATAAGCTGAGATCAGCACGTTAGTCTCGCGCAATCGCATTTCCAGTTGTGCCGCTTCCTGGCGTAGTCCGGCGATCCGATTAACGTCAGCCTGGGTGGTCACTGGAAGTTCTTCGAGCTTGTATTCCTGTTCGCCAATGTTGATGGTTTCGATTGTCATTGTGTTATGCCTCCTCCAATGTTTTGACTTTGGTTTGTAGGGTTTCTATTAGGTCTTGTTGTTCTTGCATTCCTTTAATTAAAACAGGAATAAGTTTTGAGTAATCAACCATGTATTGAGATTCTGACTCATCTTCTTGAGGCTCGTGCTGAACCAAAGTCATGCTGTTTTTTTCAACGCCAGCATCTGTTAAAGATTGTTCTAAATCTTGAGCAATTAAACCTGTCATCAATGGATCAGTTTCTTTATCCATTTTGAATCTAAAGGTTTTTGGCTTTAGTTCTTTAACAAAATCTAGTCCTAGTTGAAGATCAGCAATGTCCTTTTTAAAATTTCTGTCTGAAGCTAGGCTGTTAGCGTTTGAAGAAATTGACCATACATTAGAATTATCTTTTCTTCCTTGAAGCTGAACACCATGACTGTTTTCTCTGTTGTAATACGCTTGAGCAGTATCTGTAGATGTGGCGTAAACAATTCCTGATGGATGAATTTCTACTCCTGTGTCAGTTAAGGATGAAGCAGTTTTACCAATAAAAAATAATCCATCAGAAGTAAGACGCATCCTTTCTATGCCGTTTGCATTACTGTTGGCTGATTGCGTCCTAAATATTATTTTGTTGTTTGTGGCTGTAGTATGCCCTGTTACATCAATATACAAACCATCTAACGCGCCAATTGCTCCTTCTTGACTATCTGTTCCATCAAGAACAACAGCATTATTAGAACCGCCCTTTATACTTAAATACTTGTTCCAACCTGAATTACTACTTGGCGTGGCTCCTATTCCTACGTTTCCAGAAACCAAACTCAAAGTTTCTGTGCTTGTACCTGCTGCCATAGTATAAAAAGCCATAGAACCATCTTCAGTTCCATCTGAAGCATCTTTTACTTGCGTATAGATTTGACCATAAGCTATCTTTTCATCGTTATCGTTTTCACCATAGAAATAAATAAGTCCTGTTGCATCATTGTCAGCAGGGCTTCCTGAGTTTCTAAATAGTTCTAATACAGGGCCAGCAGATGAATCAGCATCAGTGCTTGTTAGCGTTAACTGAGTTGAGTTATCCGCTGTGCTAATAGTGATACCACTATCAAGGTTTAGTAGTTCTGCTGGTGCTTGTGTTAACGCCATATATTATTCTCCCTGTTAAAGGCTTTCAGCCTCGTCACGCTCTTTGCGTGTCTTGTAATCATCTCTGCCAGTGACCAAGGTTACAAAGTCTGCTTGGTTGCTTGGGATAGGATCTGTGAAGCTATCGTCGTTCATGAGCTTTGTAGTCCACTCAGTCTGCATACGCTTCCAGCAGTTGTTTTGCTTCCCTGCAACAGCGTCCTTAATCCAATCTTCTATGCTCAACAAATCATTGTTCATGATTGCTTGCATTGTGTCGTTCACTGTTATTTCTACTTTAAGATCTGCCATTGTTAATCTCCTTTAGGATTGGTTATTTCGCCTTGGTTGTTTAACAAGCTAGAAAGCCTGAAAATATACTGTTAGCAGCAGCCGGTACGTCCATCTGTGCTGTGCCTTCATATTGAGCAATTTGCACTAAAGCAGTATCGTTAGCATCCATATCTGCTAAAACTGCAACAGCAAATATATCTCTTTCTCTATCTGCATTATATTCAGGGTCAATGATGTTGACGTAATTTCGATTTGATGTGGCAATTTTGACTCTTATATAGGTTGCACTAGCATCAGAGTTTTGCGCAAATACAATCGCATTAAGCTGATATTTTCCTGCCACTGGAGCAGTAAATGTAAAAGTTGAAGTATCAAAGTCTGAATTTTGATCATAAATTTCAGTGCCAAATTTAACTGTGTTATCTGAAGCGTTAGTTGCAATATCTGTTAAAGCTGCACTTGTTTGGGCAGAAAAAGCTGACTGCAATGGCATGGTGACGTGGCCGTCAGCATCAATACGAACCCTTTCCGTATTGTTTGTGCCAAATCTTAATTCGGCGTTTGCCCTATTCCACACATAAGCAATATTGTCTGTACCATTTGCGTACCCCTGACCCACGACTAAAGGATTAGAGGATGAAGTGCCGTTGTAAAACTCTGCTATTGCCGCAAAAGAATCATTATTTGGGTTGAATTTTGCTTGAACACTTGCTGCGTTATTTAAGGTCAAGAGTTTTGGAAGAGTTACCTTTTGATCCTCATCAACACTTATTGCTGGAGTTGTACCTACTGCGCTTCCTAATCCAATTACTAAGTCATCCGCTGAATCATCTAAACCAATATAGTAATCTTGAGCATTTCCATCAAAAACTATTTTTGTATCTTCTTCTCCAGCATCGCCTATCGTCAAAGTAGGCGTAGTACCTTTCAAAGTCATAGCACTATTAGTCAGTGTTAGTACTTCAGTACCAGCAATATCCATCCTAATAGTATCTTCATCACTAGACTCTTCTACCTGTATCTTAGTATCACTGTCAGCATCAAGTAGCTGATTAGCAGTAGTGCTAGAAGTATTAGTATTTGTAATAGCCTCTACCAAGACTCCAGTAGGAGGAGCAGTACTAAAGGTTAGTGTAGTTCCAGAGATTGCATAGTTTGATTTGCTCTGGTAAACTCCATCAAAGTATACTTGTACGTTATTCTCATGTACAGGAGCTACAGATAATGTCAGTGTCGTATCACTGTTATCACCTGTCATTGTGTTAATTGTATTATTAGATCCACCTACAGTAGTTGTACTGTGGTACGCTGTAATGACCCTACCACTTGCAGGAGCATTTCCACTTCCAAAATCTAAAGTAGTACCTGATACGCTGTAAGCATTGTGTGCTTGGAATACACCGTCTACAAATACCATAAGGTTATTTTCATCGTCAGGTGCAGTACTTAATGTAAATTGATAAGCAGATCCATCACCAGTATAGATATTAGTATCCATATTAGTACCAGAACCACCACCAATAGCTCCCCAAGAGTCCGTATAGCCTTCAAATTGACTAGTAGTACTATTGTACCTGAAGTATCCTGCTGCTCCTGTGGGTCTCTGTGCTGTTGTACCTACAGGTACGTGTACAGCATCCGTAGCACTTCCAATGTCAAGAGAGACATCAGGAGAAGCATTTAGAATACCTACTCTATTTTCAGATGAATCAACTACTAATGTATTTGAATCCCAATTAAAATCTCCTGTACCACCTGTTAGTGCAGTAAGAGTTCCTAAGCTTGTAATGTTTGTTTGTGCAGCAGTCTGTAATGTACCTGTGAGATTGCCTGAGAAGCCTGTAGCAGTCAAAAGACCTGTAGAGGGGTTATAAGTAAGCCCTGTGTCTGTCTCTGCTCCCTGTGAGCCTGTAGCTCCGTCTACGAATACGGGGTATACTGTTTCATCAGTTGAGTTATTTGCTGAAACTGTAAAGTTATCCGCTGTACCTGTAGTATCTTGGTTAAGAGTGCCTACTGTAAAGTCTAATGTGTTGTCTGAGTCATCATAAGCTACTGTAATACCGCTTTCTGTATTTGAGCTAACCATAGCTCCTACAGTATCTGCAATAGTTTCTGCTAAAGTAACTCCATCAACAGTAATAGCGTCTGCTTCTAAAGTTCCATCAACATCTACATTTCCAGATATGTCTAAAGTTGCAGCAGCAAGCTGACCACCTATTGTTAAATTACCAGAACTAGGATTATAGGTTAACCCTGTGTCACTTTCTGCTCCTTGAGAACCTGTTGCTCCGTCCACAAAAATAGGATACACAGTCTCATCTGTACTATTGTTTGCAGAAACTGTAATATTGTCTGCTGTTCCTGTAGTGTCCTGATTAAGCGTTCCAATTACAAAGTCTAAAGTATTGTCACCGTCTTCGTATGTAACTGTAATATTTGTTTCTGTGTTAGAACTAACCATAGCTCCAACTGTATCAGCTATGTATTCATTTAAAGCTGTGCCGTCTACAGTTATTGCGTCAGCTTCAAGTGTTCCGTCTATGTCTGCATTACCACTTATGTCCAGTGTGGCTGCGTCTAGCTCACCTGTTAATGTAATGTTTCTAAAACTACCAATGTCTTTATTACTGTCTACGACTACTGCTTTATTAGCTGTTACTGTACCAGCAGTTAAATCGTCTATTTGTTCTATGTCAGCTTCTGAAATTGCAGCACTACCCATTGTAAGAGTTCCTGACAAATCTAAATTGCCATTCATGTCTATGGTAGTAGCATTTATTTCTATTTCAGTGTCCGATACAAGATCAAGTACACCGTCTGCGCTTTGATGTATGTAAGTGCCTGAGTCACCAAACTGTAGTTGTCTGGTTGAATTAATTAATAAACCTGTGTCAGCAACGTGGGTAATAGTTGTGTCTTGGTCTGCACCAAAGTAAATAATGGAACCGTCAGCTAGGAAAAGATCGCTAAATTCTAGGGAAGTAGTACCTAAGGCTGCACCGTCAGCAGCGTCAGGAACAAATGCAGTTGTAGCTACAATAGTAGGACCAGTAACTGTACCAGTAAAAGTAGGAGAAGCTATGTTTGACTTAGTTGCTATTGCGGTAGCAATTAGATCAAATTCGTCGTCAATTTCCGCTCCTTTAACAATTTTATTAGCGTTCCCTGAAACCAAGGAATCTTTTGCGGTAAAGTTAGTGGCTTTTGTATAATCCGTCATATTAATCTACCTATCAAAGCTTCGGTATTTAGTTCCTGTATGGACATACCGTTTGCGTTAATTGTTGCGTCCATGCCTATTGTTACAACTGTTCCAGTTCCTGTTGGTTTAACTTTTAATGTATCTACTCCAATGGAGGGACTATATTCTGAAGTACTTACGTTGTATTCAGATATTCCGTATTCAGCAATATTAGTAGGAGCTACTGTAGTTACTTGTTTACTGTAACCTTGTGTATAATCATAACCCCAGTTTAAAACTACTTTGTTATTAGAACCACCAATAATCTTAAAGGATATTTCCTTTAATATTTTTAATTTAGAAGCATCACCAAAGGACATTGGATTAGTATAGTACCTCATCATGTAAGTGCTAGTTCCGTCCAAAAAGTCATCGTATTTGTTTATTCCGGATTTATTTCCAAAGTACAAAGTTCCATCGCTGGCTCTAGTAGCGCATAGTATTTTTGTACTAGGCCAAGTAGTAACTCTATGAGAACCATCTTCCAAAGCAGTTCTCATGTCAAAACAATAAACAATAGAATTAGAAGGAAAAAACAATAAATAAAAAGCTTCCTCTGGACTATAAGCTGATTTAATATTTCCAGTTTCTATATTAACTAGAGTCATTAAATCGTCCCTGACATTTTTAGAAATGTCTCTCATAGGAGATGATTTTTCTTGTATAGTTCTTCCTAAACTTCTAACTCCTGTGTCCGATAAGAAAATTAAATCAGTACCAATGTCCTGTACTGAATCTCTAGCTATACAACCAACATTAGTTATAGTATCAGCTAACGTCATGCTGGAAGGTGTTCCTGCTCCACTGTACAAAAGAATTGACCTTTTGCCAAAAATAACTAAAAAGTTATTGTGAGCAGCTAGTGCAGTTATTTCGTCGTAGCCAGTAGGCCAAACAGTTCTTACGTTTAATGATCCGGAGGAACCTGAGTTCCAATCCGTACCGTCCAAAGAATCTGAAAACTGTAATGTATTTTTATCTCCAGTAAAGTCTGCAACCCACATTCTACCAAAGGCTGCTAGTGCTTCATGTGCTTGTGGTGGTGTACCTGACGCTCCACTATGCGCGGACATCTTTTGTAATGTACCACCGTCCTCATAAATTAACGGCTCATGCGCTCTCTGAAAAAAATACATGTGGTCATTAAAATTTACTATTTTCCAGTTACTTGCTGATACAGTGTAGCTGCCGGGAGTTTCGTCAGTTAATGTGGAAGTTCCGCTAAATATTTTATTGTTGCCTGTGGAATATATTTTTTTACTTCCGTCCAAAGCAACAAATTCACCTATGGATTCTACACCAGCACTACTTCCTAAAGCACTAACATCACTAGTTAAATCGTCAATTCCTTTTCTTGAGCCTATTCTACCGTAGTTGTCTACTACTGCATTTTCAGCTACGGAAGCAAATGCAGGGTCTATGTTTACCGGAGAATCCTGAGTGTTTAACCCTTTAAATCCCGGTGCACCAATATGTATGTTTTGTAGTTGTTGTGCCATTATACTACGTTATAAATAAATTCTTCTGGATGTTGATAAGCGTCGTAAGCTATTGCGTCAGCCAAATATTTATTTGCTATTGCAAAGTACTCCGCTGAAGTAGTACCACCAGTTTCTCCACGTTCTCTAGCCAGTAATGCAATAGCTTGATGAACTATTGGTAAATAAGGAATAGTAACTGTATCAGTGTCGGAAGACAATTCCGATGGTTTAATAACTAAATTAAACCTAAGAGAATACGTTGCGTCCGGTGTAGGGTACAGTTTAATCTTAACGTCACCGTTTTCATCAATACCATTAAACGTATAAGTATCAGGTGCACCACTTGGAGCGTCAGTATTAAAATAAGCGTTGTCCATCCATACAGGAGTTTGATAAGTTAAAAACAAATTCTGTGTGTCGTTAATAGCACTTATTATTTTAGGGTCTTCCTTACTGCCTGTTATGGAGTATTCACTAGTTCCTGAGGAAGTACTAACTGTTACTACGCTTCTTAATGCAGACCAATCATGTGCATTTTGTACTTCCTTTTTAGCGTCATTAACAAAGTCCCCTACCATTTTAGAGTAATTATTGGTTGAAACATTAGATACTTCATTTTCACGCATACGTCTAAGAACGTGGTTAACTATTGTTAAATATGTTGTACTCATAAATAGTCCTCAAATAAACTTCCTATGGAGATACGTCTAGGTGTTTCGTACATTTTAGCTGATTGTACTGGATCTACTGGATTTACTATTTCAGGAGGTAAATATTTTTCAAATAAACTTTGAATTTGACCGCCTCCAAAACCTCCAAGACCTCCTAAACCAGCTCCTCCATCACCGTCTCCTTCTCCTTCTCCCTCATCTTCACCTTCTCCCTCATCTTCACCTTCTCCCTCGCCTTCTCCGTCGTCATCACTATCTGTATCTGTGTTTTCATCTTCAGTACTGTCTTCTATAGGTTCTTCCTCTTCTATAGGTTCTTCCTCTTCTATAGGTTCTTCCTCTTCTATAGGTTCTTCTTCTTCTATAGGTTCTTC